AGGCAACAAAAAACCCATTTATATAAATGGGCTATGTAAAACATGGACTTACATAATAATCAATTAGTTACAAAGGTGATAAGGGGTGATAAATGTTAGGGAGTGGCAACCGCTGCCGCCATTTTGTCGCCATTCTTCATCGTGGCAAGTGGGTTAAACCTTAGTGCGGTTTCAAGGTGATCTGGGGCGAGGTGAGCATAACGCATTGTCATTTTAATATCGTGGTGTCCCAGTATTTTTTGCAGAGCGAGTATGTTTCCCCCGGACATCATAAAGTGAGCTGCAAAGGTGTGGCGAAGAACATGCGTTAGCTGGCCACGCGGCAAGATGATAGAAGTTTTATCCATCACTGATGCAAATTGAAAATAGTAGTCATCAAAAAATTTGAACCCCTTCAGCGCGGTGATTTCTTCATATAGCTCCTTGCTGATAGGGATGCTTCTGTTTTTCTTTCCCTTCGTTCTGGTGAACGTGATGCGGTACTTCGTTACCTGCGACCTTGTCAGATTGACTGCCTCTCTCCATCTTGCCCCAGTACTGAGGCAAATCTTCACAACCAGCGTCAACAGCTTATTTTGGCGCTGGCAGTCATACAGAAGTTCTGCAATCTGATCATGTGTCAACCAGGCCATTTCCTTTTCAGCAATAGTAAACTTACGCATGTTTTCAAGAGGGTTTGGCTGAAGCCATTCGCCCAAGCGAATCAGTTCACTAAAGGCACCGCTTAAATAACTTTGTTCAAGATTTACCGTGACAGGGCTAGCGCCATTCTTCCATTTCTCACTGAAATATATCTCTCCCGTTAGGCGTTTATCGCGGTAGTGAGCAAACATTTTTGGGGTGAGCGATGTAGCCAGAGGATTTCCTAGTGCGTCCACGATCAGCAGTAGCTTTTCGTATACGTGTTCGCCAGCAGAAAGCGAAATGCCGTGCAGTTTATACCAGAGGTTAACAATATCTTTTAAAGAGCGCCGATCAGCGACATCGCCCAGCCACGGTTTGGCCGCGGCCTCATCCATCGTGTGGCGCTCAAAGGCCATTGCCTCACCTTTTGTTGCAAATTGCTTTCGAACCCTGCGCCCGGAACGTCCGGCAGGGTAGCATTCACAGAGCCATTTGCCCGTTTCAAGTTTCCGAATAGCCATTCAATACCCCTTATTACTTGCTATGGGGGGGTATAATTCACTGTTTATTTATACAGTGTCAATGTTTGATGTTCGCACCATCAAACATTCGACATTAGGTAATAGTGGCATTTAGCTAATGGTTTAAGGTCATTGATCCCACATTCAAAAGATTGGCCGCCAGATATTGGGGCTACAAGCACCCTGCCAACAGGAATACGGGTCAGCTCTTTTATGCTTGTTTTTCCCTCAATTTCAACAACCCATGTTCCATCCGATAGTTCGTCAGTTTTCATGTCTGCGACGTACGGGATTTCGTCATCAAGGATGATTACAGGCTTGCTGAGGTGAGAGGGAAGCATTGCCTTATCGAGCATATAAAAATTGGATTCGTACAGATTCCCATCAATGATTTTCTTACGAGGAACCGCGACCACATCACCCATGGCGTTGTCGTTGGCCGTCTTTATATACTCATTTGGAGAGTTTTCCGCTACGTTATGGAAGGCTTCGCCCTTCCCAAAGGAGAGCCATTCAAGCGAAGCGCCTGTTTCCATCGCGCACTGAATAACCCAGTCTGCGGGAAAAATATCCCTCATCCATCTTGTGCTCATTGTGCTAGTTGATGCGCCAAGCTGTTCGCAAAGCGCCTGTCTTGTCTTGAATCCATAAGCAATTAGTAATCGCTTGATTACTTCCTGTCCGCCTCTATTGAAGTCCATAATTACGCCTTTGGAGTTTTAATTGTTGACTAACTCCATTTGAAGCATTAGCCTTCCGTTTGAAGTACGGAAATGGAGTTATTAATACTTGTCACCGCTAGCTACGGTTTAAGACTCAAACGAGGAATCTTGCACTATGACCACTAACATTTCAATCAATCTGCCTGTCCCTTCAATCTCTAAAGAAAAGTACATCGAACTCACCGGGTTATCTGAAGATACCGTGGATGCCATGCTGAAAGATGGCCGCTTACCTCGCCATCGCTTACGCAAAGATAAGGGTCGTGAAAAAGTCATGATCAATATCGCGGCAATGACAATTGACGCCCTTGCGGGTTGCAACATCGTACTTAACTGATTCGATTTTGAAACGCAGGGAGAGTGTTGACTATGTTTGATTACCAAACTTCTAAACATGCGCACTTTGATGCCGCTTGCCGAGCGTTTGCGCTGGCGCATAACCTGGAAGAAGTTGCAGCGGCTGTGGGAATGCGTCCACAAATGCTGCGCAATAAACTGAATCCTGTGCAACCGCACCGCCTGACGTGTGATGAATTGCTGGCAATTACTGACCACACAGAAGATGCCCGCCTGCTGGATGGGCTTCTGAGCCAGATTAATTGCCTGCCGTCAGTTCCAGTGAACAATGCCACGCTGGGGAATATGCAGTTTTGTGCCCTGACCGCTACCGCCAGTGTCGGTGCGATCGCTGGGGAAGCCGTATCAACGGAGTGCATGACCTCCGCCCGCCGAACTCAAATCCTTGATCGCGCCCGCGATGCCATCCGTAGCCTTTCCGTGCTGGCTTATACCGTTGAAAGCCGTATTCAGTCCGCGCCGGTGCTGGCTGCTGCTGTCGATATCGTGACAACTAACGTCACAGGAATGATGTGAGGGAAAACAATGAAAGCCTTTGTTACCTATTTGAAGCACCAGTCACCACCTATGCAGCTAGCCAGCGGTTCAACTGGCTGGATTGAGCTGCCAGATGGTCAGCGCTGGAATCCCAGCCACGTATATAAATTTACGGCGCATCAACCGCGCCGCCGTTGGTGGCATCGCCTGATGGGATTAGCCCGGGGGCAGTATGGCCATTAATCAGGAACAGCAAAAGCTGGGGCTGGCGCAGCTGCGCAACATACGCCGCAAATATTTCAGTAACAGCAGTGAAGCCGCTGATTGGTGGGACAAGTTAACGCCGGAGTGGCGCGGGGTTGTCCTCCATGCTGCGGGCGTATCTTCCGGATCCGGGGAGTTTAAAGCCAGTCTTAGCAAGTGTTGCTGGCGTGAACTTTTCGAACGTCTGGACTATCGCGCCATGATCCACTTGCGCCAGGGCATATCCAGGGCGCGTCTGACTTTTGAGGGATTCGGTTCGTTGCGGGACTCTGATTTTTCAGCCCGTACAGCACATGACAGACCGATTAAAAAAGCGCATCCGATTAATAGCCGCAACGGGGTGCAGATGATTATTGCGCCTCATATCGTTAGCAAAATGCAGCAGGAGAATCACTAATGTCCATTATTTCAGTAGACGCTAAAGAGCTGGGGCGTGAGCTGGCCGCATGGGGCGTACCACACAATTACGCCATTCTCTTTTTGGAAAAATGCACTGTAAAAAATAATCGTGTTGCCCTGCATCCATTTTTCTTTAATGACACTGAACATATGACCAGCAAGCGCCACTGGCTGGCAGTCAATGCAGCTTACTGGTGCTGTGCATATCGTGAGGCGGAAAGCCAGCTACAGCAGGTGGAAGCGCTGGCCAGCATCCGTTCCATGTATTACATCGCTGGATCGTTGGGTGCTGGTGAAATCAAGGCGCTGATCCAGGAGTGGTGGCGCAATACTTATGAACTGCATAAGGTTCCTGCTCCTAGTTATACCGCCGTACCTATTACCTTTTCTTTCCACTAACTAATCGCCTGATTTTTTGGCCATCCCAACGGTGGCCGGGGATTCTTTTGCCTTAAGGAAGCCAAAATGAACATGACACGTAACCATTTGCACGCAATAAATTCCGGTACTGACCTGCTGGCCATGCTGACCAAAGCAACTGCAGAAGGTAAGGCCGTTGCCGCCGATCTGTGTTCCACTCGCCTGGATAAGCTGGCCACCCATGCCGCAAATGAAGGTTTAAGTGCGGCTGAGATTGTCGAACTGATCCGGGAAGAGGCAGCGGCTATTTGCAGTAAAGGCGGTGCAGCATGGCAGTAAAAACACCGTTGAAATGGGTGGGCAGTAAAGCCCGCCTTATGCCGCAGCTGCTTCCGCATTTACCTGAAGGTAAACGCCTGATTGAGCCGTTTGCCGGTTCCTGCGCCGTAATGATGAATACGGATTATGACGAGTACCTGATTGGTGACATTAATCCTGATCTGGTCAATCTGTATAAGGCCATGGCCTATCATACCGATGCGTTCCTTGTTGAGCTGGAAACGCTATTTTCTGCCGGTTCGCTGGGTGAAGAAGAAAGCCGGGCTGTTTTCTATTATGCAGTCCGGGATTTGTTCAATCAGTCAGAGAAGGGGGGCGCAAATTGCGTGGAATCGGCCGCGCGTTTCATGTACCTGAACCGTCACGGTTTTAATGGTCTGTGCCGCTATAACCGGCGCGGGCAGTTCAATGTACCGTTTGGTAAGTACAAGAAACCTTATTTTCCGTTAGATGAAATTCATGCATTTAAGGAAAAGGCAAAGCGGGCAACGTTTATCACCGCTCACTATTCGGAAACGCTTGAATTAGTCCGGGATGGTTATGACGTTATTTATTGTGATCCGCCATACCTGACGGAAAGCGATAATTTTACCGCTTACCATGGAAGCGGTTTTACGCATATGGATCAGGGGAGGCTGGCGCGGAAGTTGCGCCGCCTGGCACGTAAAGGGATTAGTGTTGTTGCCTCAAACAGTAATCTGGAGATGGTGCATTACCTGTATGCCGGTTTTGAGGCGGTGCAGGTGAATGCGCCCCGTAGCGTTGGGGCATCGGCTGTTAGTCAGAAGATGGCCAGTGAGCTGATCCTGAAATCCCCACTTGATTCAATTGCAAAGGCCATCGCATGACGTTGACCTTAGACAAACATTGCGCAGCCGATTCAGCGCGGCGTGATGCTAATCAGTCTGAAGATGCACACGCCATCACACACTGGGCGTATTCCTGGAATGCACCCCGTAAGGCCATTGCAAGCCCGATACCCACATACGAAGAACTACAGCGCCGTGATCGAGAGAATGCGGCGCTGGCTTGCGCCCAGGATTTGCTACAAAAGCAATCTGTGATTGTTCGTATGTCGGTAAATGCGACAGCCAGCAAGCTGGAAAAAGAACAGGGTATAAAGCGCGCAAATGCTTACCTGGCTAAAACCTTCCTTGAACGCATTCTGCCGCGTATCAATATTGTTTCAGAGCGTTATCACATCGGCAAAATGACCGCTGATACCGTGCGCCTTATGTACCGCTTCAACCACCTGCCTGATATGTCGAAAGAGGATATTGACCTGCTGGCGCAGGATGTTTCGACGTTCATCACAATGGAACTCAGTAGCATAAACGATGAAATGCCGGATGCCGGTGCGCTTAAGTTGCTGCATGCACTTTATGTCCGTGCTGCTGCCATTACTCATGCATTCCGCCAGTCTGCGCCGGATTATGAAAAGTTAATGCGTCGTTGCTTCGAGGAGCCAAAAGCCGCCGCTTCTCTTGCCAAAATGATGTCAGATCGGTGGTGGGCGCTTCGCCTGCGTCGCCATGCGTCAGAGTGGCGTGAGCATTTGCATATCGCCCTGAATCATGTCAGCAAAAAGGTCAGCACTTATGCCAGCAAACAGCTTATCCGTGACTGGAAGGAGCAGAAGCGCCGGACGCGGGAATTCCTGAAGTCGATGGAGCTTGAGGATGAATTCGGCAACCGGATTAGCCTGATTGATAAGTACTGGGGAAGCGTGGCCAATCCCGCGATCCGCCGTACAGAAATGATGGTGCGTATTCGTGGATTTGAAAACGTTTGTAATGAGCTGGGGTATGTGGGGGAGTTTTACACCATCACTGCGCCGTCTAAATATCACGCGACTACTATTCATGGCCACCGCAACCGTAAATGGAATGGCAGCAGTCCGGCTGATACCCAGGGATATCTGCGTAAAATCTGGGGACGGATCAGGGCAAAGCTTCACCGGGAAGACTTGCGCGTGTTCGGAATCAGGGTTGCGGAGCCGCATCACGATGGCACGCCACACTGGCACATGTTGCTGTTTATGCGTCCTGAAGAAGTTGAACAGGTGCGCGGCATTCTGCGTGATTATGCGATGGATGAAGACCATGGCGAGCTGATCACCGATAAAGCCAGAAAGGCACGCTTTCATGCTGAAAGTATCGACCCGGTAAAAGGATCGGCAACCGGTTATGTAGCCAAATACATATCAAAAAATATTGATGGCTATGCGCTGGATGATGAGCTGGACGACGAAAGCGGCAAGCCAATGAAAGAAGCCGCCGCCGCAGCTGCTGCATGGGCATCATGCTGGCGTATCCGCCAGTTTCAGTTCGTAGGTGGTGCGCCGGTAACGGTCTGGCGCGAATTGCGCCGGATGGCTGATCACGATACTGCGATGGGGTTAAGCGTTGAATTTGCTGCGGTACATGATGCTGCTGACAGCGGAGACTGGGCGAAATATATCAATGAGCAGGGCGGACCATTCGTAAGACGGGATGAGCTGATCGCACGCACATGGTATGAAACCAGCCCGGAATTTAACGCATATGGTGAAGAAATTGTGCGGGTTAAGGGGGTTTTCTCTCCTGCCGTTGGCATGGATGTGCCCATTTTAACCCGGATTACAAAGTGGAAGATTGTTCCGAAGTTAGCCGCCGATCAGGCGGCAGCTGTTAGCGGCGCGAATGCGCCGCCTAGGAGTTCTGTCAATAACTGTACGGAGGGAGTAACCCGAAGAAGGTTAAAAAATGAATTAACTGGCCGGGGGCTTGCCGGCACGGATGAAGAAATAGCCATTCTGATGCGCGGCGGCGGATTGAGTTTTGGTAATAATTCGCTGGTTTACCGTAATGAAAGGTTGCAGGAAAACCGTATGAAACCGGAAGATGAAATCTGGCCAGGCTGGAGGTGATGCCGTGTAAGTGTGTGATATACATACCGTAAATTCTTCATCACATGAATTTTCATTTCACATACTGTGTGTTTAGGTGTACTGTATGTTTATACAGTTGTTTTGCGTGGGAGGATGCTGTGCAGGATTTGTTTTTTGAAACCGTTGCTTTTCAACGGATCGCTTTAGTTGCAAAACTTATGGCAACTGCGGATTGCTCAGAAGAAGAGAAAGATTTAGCGCTGGCCTGGTTGAGTGAAATGACAATGGCACTGGGTAAAAGACTGGATGAGCATGAAAAAAAATACCCCCGTAATGGGGGTGATTCACGCAGCCGGTGCCGCTTTCAATAAGTCCAGCGCCATCTGCTTCTGATCGGGTGACAGATTTTTTAGCAATGTTTGTACTAAAGCATCACCCGTTTTCGCGCTGGGGCTAAGAGTGTGGGAAAACGTCAAATTCATTACAAAAGTGTGCCCACACTCCACATCTGCGCAGGCGCAATAAATATCAGCAATCTGCCGGTGTTTCCGGTTCGTCTTTCGAATTACAGCCTTTGAGCCGCATTCCGGGCATTCAATCTTCAGGACTCTCATATTCCACTCTCCGGCTGTCAAAATATGCCTGGATTTTAACCCTTTTCGCCTCATGCTGCATCCTTATCCGTTGATTCATCTGCGAATTTAAGATGCAGATGCACCGGAATTTCCGGATCATTATTCACAGCTTTGGCCATGCGTCGCTGAATGGGGCGAACTTCATTCTTTTTGTAGGTGCGTTCCACTTTTTCAGGGTCGCCCAGTCCTGCGGTATTCTGCGGCACAATACCTGCCAGCCCGGCAGGGAAGCGGTGAGCGTTCAGGATGTCCTGCGCACTGATATTTTTCACGCTGGCAAATTCATCCTTTGCAGAAATATCCCCCATTTCGATAAATTTAATGGCGTCACCATCGCCGCCAGGGATATTCACCAGAATGGTGGAGAAGTTCCCGATCCCTTTGCTGTCACGCAGCTGCTGTTCAATCTCTTCTTCCATTTCATCCGTCATGCTGGGGTCACGGGTATACAGGATGCCGCCAGTATGTGCCCCATTGTGGTAGTAGCGGCGGCGAAAAATCACCGCTTCACTGTTCAGCAGGGCGGAATGAATGCCGCCGATATAGTCCGGCAGACCGTAAATGTGCTGCTGCGGGTCATACATCTTGATAAAAATGATGTCTTCTTCAGGGAATACCAGCGGTTCACCTTCCTGCAGTACCACGTAATCACCGGGCACATTACGATCATCATCACGGACTTTGCGACGGCGCAGATAAAGGCCGGGAAGAGGTTCCAGGCCGATAACGTCACCCCAGCCGTTGCGGATTTTCACAATGGCCACATCACCAAACGTCAGATAATCAAATGCGGCCGCTTCCAGTTCATCATCCGTCAGACCACCGCCCAGATAATCTGCCGTCACCATATTTTTACGGGCATGAATAATGCCGCCGTGCTGGCCGTTCAGGTTAATCAGCTGTGCCAGCGCCAGCCGATCAATAGGCTGGGTAAAATGGTCGGCAGCATTGTCGTACCAGATATCCCGGTAATCCGTGCCGGTGGTCAGTACTGGTTCCGGTTTGCCGAAAGAAATGATGCTCATTTTTTTTGCTTTGTCGCCGCGCTTATTCCGGGCGTTATATCGTTTTTTCGTCATGCTGCCTTCTTCATTCCCCAGCGGGATTTAGGTTTGTTTTCATAGTTAAGCGGTTCGTTATGCAGGGCGTGCGTGATTGCCCAGAACGATTCTGCATGGCCGGTTTCAGGGCTGCGGTCTGCGACAAAGGTCATGGCGTTCCCGCTCTGCGTTGTGGTGCGTCGGATGGCCATGAAACTGGCCGGGATCTCTTTCAGGTTTTTATCCCACTCGATCCGCTGGCTTTCGACCACATCCGCGGCTTTCAGTACCAGCTGGTTTTTGGTGTTCAGGTCATAGCGGATAGGCACGGCCACGCGCATGGCAAAGTGCTGGATATTGTCAAAAACGCCCTGGCCTATGCCGGTGACATCAACACCCAGATAAGTGAAGTTATATTTTTTAAACAGGCTTTCTATCTGCTTGGCCTGCCAGCGGAAGTTCATACCCTTCCAGTTAAAGACTGCCAGTACGCGGAATTTTTCTGCGGCCAGTTCAGGTGGGGCAATAATGACGAAGCAGGACAAATCGCCGCTGCGTGCCGGGTCAAAACCACCCCATACCGGACGATTGCCAAATGGCCGGGCGGCGTTGGGGTCGTGATCCTGCCACGTCTCAATTTCCACGCCGCAGGCTTCCAGGTCGGAAAAGCTGAAAACGGAATCCTGGCTATCCACGAAAACGCACATATACAACATGTTGAATGTGGTTTCGTTGTAGCGGTTCCGTAGTTTCTCGATGCTGGCCAGATTAAAGCCACCGGCGATCGCATCTTCCATCGTAATGATATAGCGCCACTGGCCATCGGGGCAGAGTCGGCCACCGTTGCGCATTTCATCAAATGACGGGAATTTGATAGCCGCGCGTTTTTTACTGCCCTGTTTCCATTCCTCACCTGTCCAGAACGGGTAAGCCTGGTGCGTTTTGGCGGATGGCGTGGAAAAGTAGGTGGTGCGCCATTTATCGTGTGTGGCCATTGCGCTGGCCACTTCGTTCAGCCTGGCAAAGTTCGGTACCCAAAAATATTCGTCACAGTACAGGTGGCCACTGTAGGACTGGGCAGTGTTTTTGTTGGTGGAAAGGAAACGTAATTCCGCACCGTTGCTTAGACGGATCGGATTGCCGGTAAGTGTGATGCCAAAATACTGCTCGGCGATATTGACGATATATGACCGGAAAACTTCTGCCTGGGCTTTGGATGCTGACAGGAAAATTTGCGGATCGCCGGTCATGACCGCGTTTTCAAATGCCTCATAAGCAAAGTACCAGGTTGCCCCGATCTGGCGGCTTTTCAGGATATTGCGCACCGCCTGACCAATATTCTGGCGCAGGTGTTTCTGGTAGCCGAAAAGATGTTCCTCCGCCCAGGTGTCAAAATCCTCCTGGGTAAGCGATGAAATATCGTTTTTCTTGTACCTGCGTTTTCTGCGGGGTTCGCCATCGTCGCTGTCTTGCGCCGCAGCTGCTTGCCCGTTCCCCCGGTTTGCCAGCATCTTTTCTTTATGTTTATTACTTTGCGCCCGCAGCTTGGTGGCATGAGCAATAAGTAAATCCATCTCTTTCAGGTCGAGATCGGTTTTATTATCGCGCCCGGCCAGCAACTGGTAACGGCGTTCAATCGCCTCTTCAGTACTTTCATGGCTGAGTAAATCAGCCCAGCTGTATTTCTCCGCCCAGTAGTAAACGATCCGCGCATTCGGCAGATTTAATTCAGATGCAATTTCTTTTGGCGTATAGCGACGCAAATACAGCGCCCGTACTACGCCTTTTAATTCTTCAGAGTATTTAGCCATAGATTTAATTATGCCGTGGCAATGACGAAAAAACGGCGGTGTTAATTCGTACCTGTTCGGCAAAGGGCGCTTATCCGAATTAACCAGAATTAAGTTGAGTGCGTGCTTTCTGCAATCCGGCAATAATTGGAATCACAGCAGGAAATCAGTTAAACAGCAGGGGAGGGAATATGTGTCGCATTTAAAAACTGACTGGCTGTGTGTTGCTACAGAAGGGGATACCGTAGACGGCAGGGAGATTAAAAGGCAGTGGATTATCGATATGGGGGAAACCTACAACTATAACCACTATGTCGCTTTAATCTGGCCAGAACATGAAGATGATTGCGGTAATTTTGGTGAAGTACTGGAAGCCACCTGGCACGATGGCGACGATGGGTTAGCGCGGCTGTATGTCAGCCTGTGCCCGAATATGCGCCTTATCTTTGCCAACCATGAAGACCAGCTTTTGTTCTTTTCAATTGAGCCGGAAGAGAACTGGCGCGGCAGTGGGCGTACTTATCTGAAAGGGCTGGCGGTGACAGATACCCCGGCCAGCGTTGGCACCACACGGCTGCGCTTTAGTAGTCGGCGCAAAAAATTAACGAAACAGGGTTATTACAGTTGCGTAATTTCCCGCGACGGTAAAATTAAACAGGAAGAAAGAATGAAGAACTGGCAGAAATTATTTGGTATTAAACCGAAATTTGAAGAAGAGAATCCAGGCGATAATCCGGCACCGGATGATGATAAATTGCAGGCGCTGGCCAGTGCTCTTAATGAGCTGGAAGGTCGTGTGGCGACGATTGAAAATCAGCTTAATTCAGTTGCAGAAGATGTGGATACTATTTCTGAAGTGGTGGATACGGAAGAGTTTGCGGCTATTCGTGATAATGCTTCCGAGATTGTTAAGCGATTTAGCGATTTGGGGAAAAAGAATTCACGTCAGCCGGGGCGCACGGTTCCGGGAAAAGCCGGGAAATTTAAATTTCTTTAATTCACCCCGCTAAACAAATTAACGATTAACTTTTTATCGCGTTATAGCGAGGGAGCTTTATGTTTTTAAATAAACGAGCAAAAAGCCTGATGGCGCAATATTGCGCTGGTCTGGCTGAAAATTACGGGCAGGAATCCGCGAATCTATATTTTTCACTGACTGATCCGCAGGAAACGACTTTGCGCCAGGCTTTGCTTGAGTCAGTCGAATTCCTGGACATGCTGACCTGCGCAGATGTGGATCAGCTGTCCGGCCAGGTTGTTTCTGTGGGTTCATCCGCCCTGCATACCGGCCGCCATGAAACCAGTCGTTTCATTCGCCGCGTGGGTGTGGATGGGAATGATTACAAGCTGGTAGAGACTGACAGCTGTGCTGCGCTGCGCTGGGATTTGCTGTCCGTATGGGCTAATGCCGGTAAGGATGAGAACGAGTTTTTCAATCTTGTTCAAACCTTCTCGAATCAGGCTTTTGCGCTCGATATGTTGCGGATCGGGTTCAATGGTACCAGTGTGGCCAAAACCACTAACCCGGACGAAAACCCGAACGGCGAAGATGTGAATATAGGCTGGCATGAACGTATGAAGTCATACGGAGGTGGCAAGCAAATTATTACCGATCCGGTTGTACTGGATGACAAAGGTGATTATCGCGGTCTGGATGCAATGGCCTCCGATTTGATTAACACCAAAATTCCGGCGCAGTACCGAAATGATCCGCGTCTTGTCGTGCTGGTTGGCGCTGACCTTGTGGCAGCGGAACAGTACCGACTTTACCAGGCTGCTGATCGCCCTTCTGAGAAGATTGCAGCGCAAATGCTTGGCAGCACCATTGCCGGGCGTCCGGCAGTTATTCCGCCGTTTATGCCGGGTAAGCGCATGGTGGTGACGCCGCTTAAGAACCTGCATATCTATACCCAGCGTAATACCCGTCAGCGCAAAGCGGAATTTGTTGAAGACCGCAAGCAGTATGAAAACAAATATTTGCGCAATGAAGGTTATGCGGTTGAAGAGCCGGAACTGTATGCCGCTTTTGATGAGTCAGCTGTCACCATCGGTGAAGTGACCGAACCTGCGGAGGGTTAAGCATGGCACTTTCTCCCGCACAGCGGCACAGCCAGCGTATTGCCATGGAACAGCGCCTGAAACAGAGCCAGGCGGTGGACAGCAGCGAAAGCATGCACATCCTGATTGCTGCGCTGGAAAAGGACGTGGCGCAGGCCAGAAGCATTCAGTTTATTCCAGATCGTGTTGCGTTTAAGCGCGATGTGTTGCTGCCGCGCTGGATGCCCACCGTTGAAGCCTATCTGGCCAGCGGGCAGGTCTATGCAAACCCGGTACTGGCATGGTGCGTTATCTGGCTGTTTGACGTGGGCGATCTGGATAAGGCGCTGGACTGGGCAGATATCGCTATCAGCCAGCAGCAGGCCACACCAGACCGTCTGCGCAGCAACTTCCCCACATTTGTGGCGGATACCATGCTGGCCTGGGCGGAAGAGTCTGCCGGGCGTGGGGAAAGTATTGAGCCGTATTTTTCACGCACATTTGACCGTGTGGCTAACACCTGGCGCTTACATGAGCAGGTGACAGCCAAATGGTTCAAGTTTGCCGGGCTGGAGCTGTTGCGCGGGGAGGATGGCCAGAAGACGGCGGCAGGCGTGGATGATGTGGCCACGCTGGAAAAGGCCGATCAACTGCTGGCTATTGCGGAGCGACATTATTTCAGGGTTGGCGTGAAAACAGCCCGGCAGACCATCGCCGCACGTCTGCGCAAATTGACGCAGGTTTAAAGACTACCGACAGCCAGGCGGACGCGGTGGAGGGCAGCGTACAGACCGTACAACTGCGCCGTGGAAACCGGACAGTCCGCCTTTTTCGGGGGATATATGTTTAGTGGCAAGCCGCTGGATTATCAGGATGAACCGCTGACCAATAACGGCTTCTGGCCGGATCTGAATCTGAAAGATTTTCAGGCGCAGCGGTCACTGCCTGCTGATATCGATGCGGATACCATCGCGCAGGCGCTGATTGCTGCCGTCGCAGAGGTCAATGCAGAGCTGGGGCGGGTTGAAGCTGGCTGGCAGGCAAAGGGATATGCCCAGGCAACGGAAGTACCGGGGGTAAGCATGGGCGGGCTGAACAGCCTGTGCGCCCAGTACACAAAGGCTGTTTTTGCCAGGGCAAAGGCAGATTTACTGGGGGAGTTTGCCACCATCGGGCGGCGTGATACGCATCCGGGGCAGGAAAGCCTGGAAACGCGTGCCGGGCTATTGGCGGAAGCATCGGTGGTGATCCGCCGTATGAAAGGACTTAAACGGGCAACGGTGAAAAAAGTATGAGCCAGACGCAACTGGAAAACCTGACCGCTTTCTTTCAGGCGAATGTCCCGCCGCGGGCGATGCAGTCCTTTGATAGCGTGCTTGATGAAATGGAATTCATTCCCGCTGCCAGGGATTTAGGGCTGGGGCAGTACCGGCAGGCCGTTATCCGTTATGACGCGGTACTGAGCTGGGCGCGTTTCCCGTACCGACTTTGCCCGCCGCAGCTGCTGATGTCACTGCTGGCAGCATGGCTGGACGAGGCGGATCGGGAACTGCTTGACGAAATCGGGGTAACGGAAGCCGATCCGCAGTGGGATGTATCTGTGGAGGATGAAGAAACCGCCACCGTAGTGCTGAGCGTACCAATGGCGGAAGAACTGGTGATTAAGCAGGATGAAAACGGCGCTATTCCATGGCGTGGTGAGCGCTGGTCACTGGTTAATCCTGAAATCTGGACGGCGATCCACGCCAGCGTTTATGGCGTGGATGAAGCCGGTGCGCCTATCGGGGTGGAAGAGTGATCGCGGGCGGCGAGCTGAATAAAGCGCAACTGGCGGCGCTGCGCGAGGCACTGGCAGCAATGGAGCTGCCGCCGAAGAAGCGGCAGCGGTTGTTGTGGCGTATGGCCAAATACGGCGTTATCGCCGCCGCAAAGCGCCATGTGCGCAATCAGGAATCACCGGAGGGAAGCGCCTGGCCGGGAAGGAAAACACGCCGTAAAGGGAAGATGCTGCGCAATATGCCAAAACTGCTGCATATCCGGGAAATGCCAGAAATGCAGGCTGTGCGGATTTATCTGCAGGGGGGAGGCTACCGGAACGGGGATACACTGGTACCCGCAGGCACCGTGGGTTACTCGCAGCAAAATGGGATGCGTGTTCGTGTCAGTCGTGCCAGCCAGCCACGGCAGGACGGGGGCGCAAAGATGGCCACGGCGGCGCAGGCAAAGAAATTACGCGCCCTGGGGTACCGGGTGCGTCGGGGGAAGCGCTGGAAAAAGCCAACTCTGGGCGAAATCACCGCATCCATGCCTTACAGCCAGGCGGGGTTGCTGATACGAAAACTCAGCGGAAAAGCGGTGAAAACGAGCTGGACAATTGATCTGCCTGCCCGTGTGTTTCTGGGTATGGGGGAGGATGAATTTAACAAGGCGCTGGCACGGCAGCTGCAGGCCATTGGCTTTGGCTGGGATGTGAATGCGCAGGATATCAGGGGGAGAACATGACCTGGCCAAATGTAGGAGTGAACCAGCTGAATCAGCTGCAGGGGGAAACCAGTGAGGTGGAACGCTGCGTGCTGTTTGTCGGCAAGGGCGCGGTAAATGTGGGTAAGACGCTGGCGGTTAATACTCAGAGCGATTTTGATGCGCTGCTGGGTGAGGATGACAGCCCGCTTAAAAGCGATGTAACAGCTGCGATGCGAAACGCAGGGCAGAACTGGTGGGGATTTGTGCATGTGCTGCCGTCCGATGCGGAGCCGGATGCATGGGTGAAAGCCGTTATGGCTGCGCAGGTATCGTGTTCCGTGGAAGGGGTGGTGTTATCGGATGATGTTTCCACCGCAAGCGTCATTAATCAGGCTATTACCTTACGTGCCGATCTGATCGCGAAGTATGGCCGCTGGGTATGGTTCCTGCTTGCTGTACAGGGAATGCAGGAGAAGGAAAGCCAGGCGGATTATCTGGTACGTGCTGCCACGTTGCAGGATGGTATTGCGGAAAAAGCGGTGCAGCTGGTTCCGCGCCTGTTTGGCCATGAGCCTGGCGTACTTGCTGGACGGTTGTGTAATCGTGCCGTGACCATCGCTGACAGTCCGGCGCGAGTGCAGACCGGTGCACTGCTTGATCTGGGTAGCGATGATTTGCCGGTGGATGGCACCGGTGAGGTGCTGGAGCTGGCCACGCTTCAGGCGCTGGAAATGCAGCGCTACAGCGTGCCGATGTGGTACCCGGACTATGACGGTTTTTACTGGGCAGATGGGCGCACCCTGGACGTGGAAGGAGGGGATTACCAGTCCATTGAAACGCTGCGCATTGCTGATAAGGCCGCACGCCGTATCCGTCTCCTGGCTATCAGTAAAATCGGGGATCGCTCGCTGAACAGCACGCCGGGCAGTATCCAGGCGCACCAGTCGCTTTTCATGAAACCACTGCGCGAGATGTCCACCGCCGCGAGTATTAATGGTGTGGCGTTTCCTGGCGAAGTGAAGCCGCCGCAGGATGGCGATGTGGCCATTGTGTGGAAGAGCAAGAAAGCGGTGGATATTTACATTGTGGTGCGCACGTATGAAGTGCCGCTGCAGATTACGATCAATCTGATGCTGGATGCCAGCCTGGAGACTGCCGCATGAGTAAGCGTATTTCGGGGATGTCGTTTGATGTCTATCTGGATGGTGATCTGATCCATATCGAGAAAATTTCACTGGATATCACCGATAACAGCGCCGCCGCGCAGACGCGTGGTGTGCCGGATGGCCATGTGGACGGTGATGTGTCGGCTGAGGGTGAAATTGAAGTCAGTTCCAAAGTGATGAAGGTGCTGACCGCAAAAGCCCGTGCCGCTGGTTCATGGCGGGGCATCCCGGCTGTGGATTTTCTTTTCTACGCGAAAGCCGGCAGCGAGGAAATGAAGGTGGAAACGTTCGGCAATAAGCTGCAGGTCAGCAACCTGCTGGATATTGATCCAAAAGGTGGCACGGTGGCCACGCACAAAATCAAGTACTTCGTGACCAGTCCGAAGTTTATCAACATCAACGGCGTTCCATATCTGGAGCCGGAAGCGACGGAAAACCTGATCGGATAAGGGGCAGGGATGCAGGACTATGAAAAGGGGTTTATCGCCCTGGCGGTGATGGGGGCGCTGATTGCGCTGGGCAAGATGCTTAACAGCGGGGAACCAATAACCCTGCGCCTGGTTGCGGGGCGTGTCATTGTCGGCAGTGCCCTGTCAGTGGCAGCAGGCGTGGCGTTGTACTTTGTTCCGGATATCCACCCACTGGCACTGGCCGGGTTTGGTTCCGCACTGGGTATTCTCGGCCTGAATGGCGTTGAAGCCTGGCTGCGTCGCAAGGGAATTGATTTTTTAGGTAAGGGGGGCAGGAAGTGACACTGAGCGAAAAGCAACAACGATTTACGTCGATGATTGCGTTGTTAATCCAGTATGCAAATGCAAACGGTATGCAGTTGACCTTTGGTGAAGCGTATCGCACGCCTGAACAAGCGGCGCTGAACGCAAGGAAAGGCAGCGGTATTTCCAATAGCCTCCATACCCAGCGGCTGGCTGTAGATTTTAATCTGTTTGTGAAGGGCGAGTATAAAACCCGTACGGAAGATTATCTGCCGCTGGGGGAATACTGGGAAAAGCTGGGCGGTAGCTGGGGCGGACGCTTCAGGTCAAACCCGGACGGCAACCATTTCAGCCTGGAGCATAACGGGGTGCGCTGATGGACAAGCTGACGGTGGGTGTGGTGATGCTGGCCATGATGGCGTTTGCCTGCGGCTGGAAGGTTGCCAGCTGGCAGCGTGACAGTGTTGATCTGGCTATCCGTAAAACAGCCACTGCCACCGGCACGCAGCTGGCCAGTGTGGCCAGCGCATCCGGGCGAAAGCTGGAAGAAAAGCTGGAGGCTTTAAAGAATGCGCCACCGCGAGAAATTCGCACGGAAGTGGTTAAGCCGGTGTTTACTAACGTGTGCCTGTCTGCTGATTTTGTCAGCATGTACAACGATGCCACCGCCAGCACAGAACGTGCGTTATCAGGAAAACCTGAAAACTAAATGCGCCGTGCAGCTGCCGCGCCTGAAGGGCACGCAGGGTAAAGACGCAGCAGAACTGTTAACCCTTTATCTGGAAATGTACGGCCAGTGTGCGGCACGTCATAACCAGTTAATTGATGAAATCAATTTACGAGAGAATATATTAAATGGAACAAATTAAATTAGTTGTCTGTGGTACGCCTGTTATTTTTGAGCCCAATCAAACGGCATACAACAAATTCATTAACGAAATGGCAATGGATAATAAAGTTGCACCCGCACATAACTACCTGACCCGTATTGTGGCGGCAGAAAGTAAAGACGCGCTGGAAGATATTCTGAAACGTCCGGGGGCGGCAATTCAGCTGGCCGGAAAAGTAAATGAGATTTATGCGCCTGAGCTGGAAATCGAAGTAAAAAACTGAGTAAACGAGTCCGTTCTATAGAAAATAACGGACTCGATCAGTATTTAATTTTACGTCGCCACTATTTACCGCAGGGTAATGATTCCATAGATGATATTGCAGCTGCGATATGGCTGGATAATCGTCACTGGGAAAATATGCATATTGCCATTGCTAACGGGATCAGTACCGCATTTAAAGGCACAGAATGAAACAGTTAGATTTTACATTAAGCCTGATTGATAAATTATCGCGCCCGTTAAAACAGGTGCAAAACAATGTCACCGGCTTTGCTGAAAAATCAAATGCGGCATTCACGCGTATTGGTGGCGGTGTGCTGGCGCTGGCGGGTGCCGGGATGGCCATCAAAGGCGCGTTATCACCGGCAATTGAAATGTATGACGCGCTGACCGATGCCGCGGCAAAAGGCATTGGTAGTTCTGTCCTGAAAACCGTGCAGCGGGATGCGCTGGCATTCAGCACGACCTACGGCGCCAGCGCGGTGGAGTTTGTGCAATCCACCGAAAGCATTAACGCATCCATTGCCGGGCTGACCGGCAATGAGCTGCCGAAGGTGACAAAAGTCGCTAATACACTGGCGTTTGCCCTGAAATCCACTGCTGCCGATACGGCAGAATTTATGGGGCAAATGTATGGCAACTTCTCAGCTGAGGCGGAGCGCCTGGGCAAAGTCCAGTTTGCCGAGCAGCTGGCGGGGAAGATGGTGTATATGCGCAAGACCTTTGGCACGGAAATGGCCACTATCAAGGATTTGATGGAAGGGGCACGCGGCGTGGGGACTAACTACGGCGTGGGGCTGGATGAGCAGCTGGCCGTGCTGGGGCAGTTAAGCCGCACACTGGGAACGGAAGCCAGCAGCGCTTATGAAGGTTTTATGACGGGTGCCATTGATGGTGCTAAAAAGCTGGGGCTGTCGTTCACTGATGCCACCGGCAAAATGTTGTCCATGCCGGAAATGTTGATCAAGCTGCAGGGCAAATACGGCAAAAGCCTGGAAGGGAACCTGAAAGCGCAGGCGGAACTGGATGCCGCTTTTGGTGACAGTTCCGCCGTGGTGAAACAGTTGTATGGCAATGTGGCGTTGTTACAGCGAAATATTACGGAGTTGGGTGGGGCAGATGGCCTGCGACGTACCCAGGAAATGGCCACAAAAATGGTAAAACCCTGGGATCGCTTCGTGGCCATCCTGCAGGCAATCAAGACGGTCATTGGCCTGACGCTGATCCCGGTACTGTATCCCCTACTGAACCGCCTGGCGGATATGGGGCAGACTTTTGCCCGCTGGATGCAGATGTTTCCCAATATCGCCCGTGTCGTTGGGTATGCCTCGATGGCGTTGTTGAGTTTTGCAGTCGTGGGCGCAACGGTAAACATCGTTATGGGTGTATCCCAATTTATCATGCTGGGGCTGGCGGGGATCTGGCGTGTCCTGTCCTCCGTCACAACAATTTACACAGCTACTTTGTGGCTGGCACAGAAAGCGGTGGTTGTCTGGAATGCTTCTCTGGCCGCATTGCGGGGGATTTTGTTGGCGGTAAGAATGGCCGCAGTATTATCTGGTGCGGCTATTAACTTCATGAGCTGGCCGATCCTGCTTGTCATTGGAGCCATTGCCCTGCTGGCCGCAGGTTGTTATCTGCTGATTAAGCACTGGGATACGGTAAAAGCTGCCGTGATGAATACCGAAGCCTTTAAGGTTGTGGCTGGGGTGGTTACATGGCTGGCGGGTATCTTTGCCAGCACCTGGCAATTTATCAAAGATGGCTGGAATAGTTTTATTGCACTTCTGACCGGATTTTCACCGACGCAGGCGCTTGGCGGTATGGCAAGCGGTATTATCTCAATGTTTGATAATGTCTGGCAGGTTATTAAAGGCGGTTTTCTTAAATCATGGAACTGGATTGTAGGGAAGTTAAATAAAATTCCCGGTGTGGATATTTCTATGGCTGCAGAAAGCCCGCCGCCGTTAACGACTAATACGTTATCTACTGGTGGCGAGTTAAAAGGTATTGAGCGCGGCGGCATTAGTAAATCCATTAACAGTAATACCAGGTCGGTAACGGATAACAGCAAGAAAATTGGCACGGTAAATATTTATCCGAAAGAAACGCTTTCACCGGGTAAATTAATGGAATGGCAGGAGCTTAACGGATGAGTGAAAACCTTTATATCGATTTACTGATCCAGAATGGTGATTTTGTTCTGAATGTCGGCAATGAGCCTGAACTATGTAATAACCGGCAAAGTATTGGGCAGGATATTGTTCATTCCATTCTGGAAAGTGGGCTGGCAACCCGATTAATTGCAGAGCGAAGCCCGACAATGCGAGCCGATATTTTTACCCAGCTTGAATTACTGGTGGAAGAAGATGAACGCATTGTGCCTGGTACCGTGGAAATCAGTGAAGAAAGCCCGAAGCGATTATGGGTGACGGCCAGCACTTATGATTTTGGCAGTATTGCTTACCAGGTGGATGTATGACGGAAAAGCCGCAGGTTGATTTTGAAGAAGTACTGAAAGACAGCGGAATGCCGGTCACAGAAGAAGAGGTGCAGGCACGCTTTAACGCCATCGTGACTGATGAAGGTCTGATCACTAACACATCCCGTATGTCACCTTTCTGGCGGTTAGTTACCGCGATAGTGACTGCGCCAGTCATGTGGCTGAAAGATGCGCTTATTGCGGTTGTGCTTACCAATATGTACGTGGCGACGGCTGGCGGCAAGATGCTGCGTCTGCTGGCATGGGCGGTCAATGTGACTGCAAAACCAGCCACCGCTGCCGAGGGGGTGATCCGCTTCTTCAAAACCGATGCAAAGGCTACCACCACCGTAAAGGCAGGCACGCTGGTACAGACTGAGCGTATTAATGGCCGGGTATATGTGTTGGCCACGGTGGCCGATGTGGTGATCCCCTCCGGTGTGGCCAGCGCCCTGGTGGCAGTCAAAGCAACCGGAACGGGCGGTGCGTATAACCTGGCACCGGGGTATTACCGGATTTTGCCAGTAGCCGTGGATGGTATCAGTCAGGTGGCCAGTGAAGAAGACTGGCTGACGAAGCCGGGAGCCGATGAAGAAAGCGATGATGAACTGCGCGAGCGCTGCCGCAACCAGTTCAACCTGGTGGGTAATTATCACACTGATGCGGTGTACCGTTCGATGATTGCACAGGTTGCCGGGCTGAGTATTGACCGCATTTTCTTTGAGCATGAGGCGCCACGTGGGCCAGGTACGGCAAACAGCTATCTGTTGCTGGATACCGGTGTGGCCTCCGCGCCGTTTATTGATGCTGTGAATGACTATATCAACACGCAAGGCCACCACGGCCACGGTGACGATATGCAGTGTTTTGCCATGCCGGAGACACGCCACGATCTGGCGGTAAGCGTATATGTACCGAGCGTCAGCAATATGACAAACGACGAAGTGAACGCGCTGAAATCGGGCGTGGAAAACCTGATCCGCTGTGCGTTCCGTGAAAACGCGGATTTTGATGTGAAAAAAACGTGGCCATATTCCCGTTTCTCTTTTTCCCAGTTAGGGAGGGAGTTACACAGGGCTTTCCCGCAGACGGATTCGATCGAGTTTTCGTTACGGGACATTACCAGCGGGCTTGATGTTCCGCGCCTGAATTCGCTGACAGTGAGTCTGCATGATGACTGATTTTATGAAGAAACTGGCCGTGCTGGCGCTGCCTTTCTGGATGAGTAAAGGAGAGCCGGCAAAGCTGCTGAATGCGTTGCGCCGTTTCTGGGCAGAGGTATACAGCTGGATAACCTGGCCGCTGGCGCAGTTTGATCCGCTGACCTGCAGTGAACCGATGCTAAACCTGATGGCGTATGACCGCGATATTCCGCGCCTGAATGGTGAGCCGTTGAGCCTGTTTCGTAAGCGCGTGGCGTATGCGTTTGTGAATGCCGCGGATGCCGGTTCAGTGGAGGGATTCATTAACATTTTTGAACGGCTGGGGATTGGATACGTAGAGCTGCTGGAACGCCAGCCAGGCATTGACTGGGATGTGATTCTGGTGCGCGTATCAGACAGTCAGATTGCAGATAACACGCAGCTGATGATCCAGATTATCCGGCAGTACGGGCGAACCTGTCGCCGGTATCAGTTTGAGGTGATTACGTCTGACAGCCTGCGCATTCGGGCGGGTTGGGATCAGGGTGAATACGTGGTGTACCCGGCGCGGATTGCCGGAGCGTCTGCCAGTAAAACATTTTTCAATGCGAGCATGTAAGGGGGTAAATATGTCGCAAACCGTTATCACGCTGGCGTTTGAACAGTGGAAAGCACAGCAGGGGGAAACGGGTGAAGTTGTCCTGCTGGATGAGTTTGTCTTTGCCAACGTACCGGGGCTTGATCCGGCAAAACCTATTGACCGCAACGAAAATATACCACCGGCAGGCCAGATAGTGCATCGCCAGGCAGTTTCGCGCAAAGGCGTGGTGAATGAAAACGCCGTGGTGCATTCCGTTGTGCTGGGCGCGGATGTGGGTGATTTTTCGTTTAACTGGATTGGTCTGATTAACAGGGCAAGCGGTATCCTGGCCATGATTGTACATGCGCCAGTACAGCAGAAGCTGAAGACAAAAGAAGGGCAGCAGGGGAACGTATTAACCCGTTCTTTTCTGATGGAGTACAACGGTGCACAGGCTGAAACGGCAATTAATACGCCAGCGGAGACCTGGCAGATTGACTTCACCGCCAGAATGGCCGGAATGGACGAGCGCCAGCGCCTGGAAAATACTGATATTTATGGCGATGCTGCTTTCTTTGGTGATGGCTGGCTGGTTGGTAAATCCGGCAATCAGTATTTTGTGACCAAAGGGACAGGTTATGTTGCCGGGCTGCGTGCAGATCTCACCGCGAATCAAAATATTACAGTTGCTGCAAAGCCCGTTAAGGTCTGGCTGGATGTGTGCTGGACGGGTGGGTTTACCAGCGCCTGGGAAGTGCAGACCAAAGTCACGGTGGCGGCGAGTCTGACAGACTATGAGCAGAACGGTGTCAGACATCATGTATTTGCGCTGGCCAGTATTGATGCCAGTGGCAACATCACGGATTTACGCCCTAAAGGTTCACTGGTTGAGCGTGTGGCCGTGAAATCGGTTGATAACGTTAAGCCGGATGCAAAGGGTAATGTGGATACGATGCGGGGCGATGCCATTCAACCGGTGATTAAACTTCCGCCAGTGGCCAGTGGTAATAGCTCTTATATTAAAATTGCCACCATCAAAGATTGTGGATCGAGTTCCGGTTTTTTCCAGGTCATTGTGTCCGGTACCGGGAACTATGGCAGGCCAGGGCAGAGTATTGAAGAAATAACAGTAAGCTGCCGGGGGATTGCCGCCATGACGGCGGCAAACGTAGACAATTATATCAACCACAAATCTGGCAATAATGGTTCTGATTCCCAGTTAAGGGTTGTTGTTGCCCCGAACGGAAAAGCCGGGGAATTTAATGTATACATTAATGCCTCCAGTGGTTGGTGGTCTGGCGTCATAATGCGGGTGGAATCCATGGCTGGCGGCGGAGTCTATATTACCGGCGCTGTACTGGATCGTAAGATGGGGGCGAATGCCTGGACGACGAACAAGCCAGCCAATAGTTTTATGGCCACACGCTTTAATATGCTGACGAGTGGTGATACCGGTACCAGTGGTACTAAAATTCCGTTACTGAGTACAGCTAATACGTGGTCGGAAATCCAGACATTTAAAAAAGATATTAATGTTGGCACTGTTGGGGATACGTCTGTTATTTCCATGGGGGGTTCCTCACAGATTATCCGTGATAATGGCAAGAAAGGATTAATTATCACCAGTGCATCCGGTGCATTAGCTGGCAATGGTGCAGGATTGTATTTGCGTCCAAAAGGTAGCACTGATAGCTCAATGGAATTAGTCGGGAATGCCACTGGCTGGAGCGTGGATAAATTTACCGCCACGACATTTAAAGTGGAAGGTGCCAGCGTTCTGAATGCGCTCACATTAAATAGTGTAAGTGGGATTCAAAAGAATGGAATTTACACCTATACCGATGGTGGGCAAAAGTATAATGAAACCAAGGGCATCGAAATGCGAGGTGCGGGCGATCAGTTTGGTGGGGTAAGATTTACCGAGCGAGTCGGGGTCAATGCGTTTATTGGTTTTCAGGTTGTAAGCGGTGGGCGAACTGGCTGGTTTGAATTCAGAAATGATGGAACCATAAACACAAATGGTGGCGCCAAACTTGCGGGAAATCTTGTTATATCCTGGGGAGGGCGTACAGCTACGTACCAGGAAAATGGCGACGTTGTCGGCCCTATTTGGGGAGGCAATTTAACCAGTTATCTTTCAGGATTTGTGAGGGATGTGCGGATGGGCAGTCCTGGAACAATCATTCTGAAGCGCAATGGCTGGAACTATGTTCCGGGCGGGTGCGCATTTACCGGGTGGTATGTCGAAGGTGATGCGCCGGTTGATGACACTATCCAGTATAAACCGATCCAGATACTGGTTAACGGTTCATGGAGAACAATTGCAGGGTAACTATGAAATTAAAAAAACTAACACCATATATTCCAGAAAAAAAAGAAGCCGATAATATTCTGTATCTCAAAGATTCGGATGGTAATGACTGGTACGAGTCACAGGAAAAATTTAGCACAACACGTTTAAAAATCGCTTTCACGGATGATGGTATTATTCGTAGTGCGGATTACGATGTTTCCACACTATGGCCGGTAAATATGTCTGTTGCTGAAGTGGCAAAAAATTCCGTACCTGAAGGTTTTAATATTAATGGTGGCTGGAAATATAACGGGCGCTCTATTGTTGCGGCACCGGTCGATTATGAGGTTGAATTAAATAAGTTAATTTCCGAAGCGGAATCTGTTATTAAAATTCTGGATCGTGCGGTTCGTCTTGATATCGCAACGAACGAAGAAAAAAACAGCCTGGCTGAATGGGAAAAATACAGCGTATTACTGAGCCGGGTTAAACCTGAGGATTTACCTGAAGCCGGATTGCCGGAGAAGCCTGCATATGTGGCGTGAGGCGAAACTGGCTTTTACTGATGCAACTGGGGCGATTAATTGTTCTATTGTCTCCGCGCATCCATGGATTTACGGGCTGGGGCAGCAGACCGAAAACGGCGCATATCTTAGCCCGGTAAATGCTGTTTCTTTCCTGGCAGAAAAGCTGGCTGGAGCGGGCGGCGATGCGGAAGTGGTCATTATGATGGTGACAGGCCAGACACATGACAGTTTCTTTAGTAGCCTTAATCAACTGGTTGATGTGTTCCCTTCACCGGCCTTTACGCAGGTTAAACGGCTGGCGCAGTCGGCTGCGCAGCTGGCCACGGAGAAAATGCAAATCCCTGCCGGTATTAGTAACGGTCTGCCGGTGGCGGTGCCATTGTCGGTGCCAACCAGCCGGGCAGCTATCGCTGCGGCGGCGGTTAAAAAAGCCCAGGAAGCGGCAGGGCAGACGCTGGATATGGATTCACTGCAAAAGCAACTGGATTCCTTCATGCAGCTGCGTGATGAAATGATGGGAGATATTGCCAGCGGGCTGAATGAACTGCAGGGGAAAAGTGCCAGAGCGTGGGTATTTACGGCCAGCGGAAATCTGGGCACGACACTGCTGGAAATGGTGAAAGATATCCCGCAACCGTCAGCTGTACATACTGCTGCAATGATGCTGGTTGGCAATAATCTGGACGGCATAAAAGGAATGATACATGACATCGATCCCGACACTGGCGCTTAACGGGGAAGCCATCCCGCTGAAAAACATGCGCGTCACCCTGACGCAGCAATTCCAGGATAAAGACCAGAGCGGGCAGACCAGTGCCACGACTAAATCAGAGCAGGGGATGAAAGGCAAGGAGCTGCGCGTATCAGGCGAAATTCCGTTTAAAAGCCCTGAGGTGCTGAAGCGCATTTTCGCATTGGCCAGCGCTACCGGCAGCGACGGACAGCGGCAAAAGTACCGCGTTGCACATGAAATGGCGCGGGCGGTAAATTTTCGTGAAGCGACATTTACCGGCACGCTGGATGCGCCGCAGCAGGACGGGAAAATGTCATGGCTGGTGACGTTTACCCTGACGGAACATGTCAGCGTGCAGGAAAAGCGGGAGGCCAGAGCAACCAGCAAAACCACAGCCAAAAAACAGACGCCCGGTAATGCCGGGAAGGGCGGCGGCGGTGGACAGGATGCCGCTGAGGATGAAGCAAAAATGACGTGGTTTGAGCGCAAAGTGCTGAAGCCTGTTAATGATGCGTTGGGGTAAGCATGAAACCAGTTAAACGGCTTTATCTTTCCGGGGATGAAATCCACCTGGCGGATGCCAGCCTGGTGCTGGAACTTAACAGCTGCGGCCGCGGATTTATTACGGCAGAGACGACGCAGGATTACACCGGGAAACTGGTGCGCCTTGATGTGGGATACAGCGATTTGATCCTGAGGTGGTTTACTGGTTACGTGGAGCGCTCGCAACCCGCTGAAAATGGCTTTCAGCGTCTGTTTGTCCGGGAGCTTGTCGGCGTCTTTGATAAATTGTGGCCATGTTCATTTCAACATCCTACTTTGCGCACCGTGGCCAGCTGGCTGGAAGAAAACAGCGGGATCGCCGTAAGCGTACCGGATGCCAGTTATTCCGATAAGCCGATCCCCCACTTTACCCACAGCGGCAGCGGGTATCAGCTGCTGAACAATCTGGGCAAAGCGTTTGGTATCACTGATTACATCTGGTACCAGTTGCCGGATGGTGGTCTTTATGTCGGCGGGGCGGAACTGGCATTGTTTGCGGGTAAGCCCGTGACAATCCCGGCTGAATTCAGCCAGGGCGCTGCCGGTGGTAATTCCATGACATTGCCGGTCATTCAGAGCCTGCGGCCTGGTGTGGAAATGAACGGGGAGCGCATAACCCGCGTGCATCTGGAAAATGACACAATGGCTGTCACCTGGACGCCACGCAATAAAGCTACCGGCGAACCCTTGCAGAAAACGCCATTACAGCGCCAGATTGAAAGCCATTACCCGGAACTGGCTGCAGGTCTTCATCTGCCAAAATTCGCCAGGGTGCTTGCCCCTACGGAAGAAGTCAGCAGCGGGAATTTTGCCGATCCGTTCCGTCCGCGATATGCCGTGAATGTGCAGCTGCTTGATGCTGAGGGCAACCCGGACAAACAAACCCCCGCGTATTCAGCCGTGCCGCTGCCGGTACCGATGGCCGGAAATGATGCCGGTATGTACCAGTTTCCGCCTGAAGGTACCCTGGTGGAAGTAGGATTCACAGGTGGCAGACCGGATAAGCCATTTATCCGCCAGACGGTGCCGGAAGGTAACAGCCTGCCGGATATAAAACCGGGCGAGCAGCTGCAGCAGCAGCGTGCGGAAGTATCACAGCGTGTTACGCAGGCCGGTGACTGGGTGAGACAGACCGATCAGGCCATTGATGAAACGTCCATGACCAGGGTTATTAAAGCCGATGCGGAAAACCGTGAGCTGGTCAGCCGTGATACGACAATTAAAGCCACGGATAGCACCCGTGTGCTGGGTACCGCCACGCTGATGGCCGGTGCCATTCAGCAGGTGAGCGCCGGTGATTATAGCCAGGCGGTGAAAGGGAACTGGCTGGCCAGTGTCAGTGGTAATGCTGAAAGCAGAATTGCCGGTAATCATACAGTGCAAGCTGACGGGGATCTGACTGAACAGATAGGGAAAATCCGCAAAAGTGTGGCGGCGATTCAGCAGCAGATAATTGCGCCGGTGGTGTGGATTGGTTCCGGCAGTATCAACGTGGCACAGTTGATGCTGGATACCCTTGACGTATTGAAGGAGCTGGCGGAACAGACGGCCAGCCATACCCACAGTAACACGGGTGCCCCCACGAATGCTGGCGCTATCCGTGGCGCTGGCCAGAAAGCCGATCAGCTTAACGGTAAATACTCGCCGGTGATTGGCCAGTAAACGTCCTGCCCCAGCCAGAATTAAAGCCCGCGTAATGCGGGTTTTTTTATGCCCTCATAAAACGCTGCGTAACGGTCGCAGCGGCCTTTTCGCGGCTAAACAATCCAGCGCAACACGCAAAACAGATCGTGAGCACAGCAGAGCGCTGGCAGCGCGTGAGCCTGACATAATAAATCTTTCCGTGACGAAAACGGCGCTACACCGCACCCGCCTGCGGTTTTTGGATCATAAAAATTTTTCAGTTTTATTTTTCTGCAAACCAGACCGCCAGACCGCGCCAGCGCTGGCGGCTTTGCGGAAAACCAGAACTGAAAAGATTGAAAAGAATTTCAGTGTTTTTCACATTTATGGATCTGGAAAGGATCTTGGTAATGGTGTAAGCGATTGAAAAATAAAATTATTTTAAATTTTGTGTGTGTCGAAAGGATCGTTTTGGCCTTCCGCTTCGGTCTGTGGGGATGCAGCTGAAGCCAGAGCTGGGGCGGTACAAGGCAAAACAGAGCGGTACATAGAAAACTGAAAAAAACTGCATGCATTTCATGAAAACCAGCGACTAACAATTGCATCGAAATCTAATTTTAATCTTGGAACTTAAGAAAACTTTTGCCACATTAGTAGTCGCTTTTTAGTTGTGGATTTTCTTCCGATGATTACTTGGCAGAGCTTACATTAAGGCATTCGATATGACTGAAAAATTCACCGCAATTTTGTTAGACACAAGTATCTACGATCAGTACGGATTAAAGCTTGAGAAAGGACTACTGGGTAAGCTTTCCCAGTTCAGCCGAACCCCGACAACGTTTTTGATACCGGATGTAATTTACAACGAAGTTAAAAATCATCTTGAAAGAAAAATCAGGACTTCACGTGGCTCTCTTGAGAAAGCTTTCGAAGAGGCTGGCGATCATCTTTTTTTTGATGGAAGCGAACTAAATGACGCAAAAAGAACATTGATTGAAGGCAGAGAAGTTGAAGGATTAGGAAAGAGTAGATTAGACAGATTTGTTGGCGTAACAGATGCGGAGGTTTTGACTACTGGGGATTACGTTTCGGTACCTGAACTACTTGAACGATATTTCTCTTCTGAAGCTCCTTTCGCAGATACAGGGAAGAAAAAAAATGAGTTTCCTGATGCGATCACATTAATGGCCGTCCAAGCTTGGGCTGAAGAGAATGGTGAAAATGTTATTGCCGTAGCAAGAGATGACGATTGGCAGAGATTTTGTGCTGATGCTGAGAATTTGCATTATGAACCTGACTTATCAAAGGCTTTAGCACACTTCAATGAAGAAACCGCACCTTATGAACTAATTGATAACTTACAAAAAGCACTTGCTGAAGGACAGGCCGGTAAATTCTTGCATGATGTTGCTGTACACCTTGAGTCAACCTTTGACGGTTTTGCACCAGAACAAGAGGCAGATTCATATTTGTACTGGGAGGCTGATGGATGCTCAGGTGGATTTGAAGATTTTGAGTTTACAGATAATCACTTCACTGTCATTGACAAGGATGAAAACTGGGTTGTTTTAGAAGCATTTGCAGAAATTTCACTTTACGCAGATGGTGATTTCTCCCTATCAGTTTACGATTCATTCGATAAGGATCATGTCTACATGGGGTCAATCACCAAGCGTGCCGAGGAAACATATACATCCAGAATACTAATAACAATCTCCGGAGACTTGTCAGGTTCTATAGATGATTTGACCGTTGAAGATGTGGAAGTAATAGAGCGTCCGACGTCGATGGATTTTGGGGAGCTGGAATTAGCATATGAACCTGACGAGCAAGATTTGTAACAAATATGATTGGGCACTATCGCTGTCGCCATTTTGTCGCCAACTCAATCACCGTTTTATTGTAAGTATTTGAATTTAATGATTTTTATTTTAAGGCAACAAAAAACCCAT